GTTCGAAGGATGGCAGGAGAGTGTTTGTCACTGTCTCGGAAAGTCCGTCAAGAGCCTGTCCGGTAGTCTTGTAGGAGGTAGCAAGCTTCGTGAAAGCTTTGCTTGTTCCAACTTTCTGAACGGCCTTAAAGAACTTATCAGTGGAGACCTCTCCGTCCTGCACGGCCTGCACCATCTCAGATGTGGTCATGCCCATTTCTTTTGCCACAGCTGCAATACCGGCAGGGGTCTGCTCAAGCATCAACTTGAAGTCCTGCCACGCTACCTTGGGCTTCGCTGCCATCTGAACACCCTGCTGAGACAGAGTCTTCATTGCCTGCTTGGGATTCTCGGCTGCTGCCGCAAGACCGCCAAAACCTTTGACCAGCGATTTTGCCGACTTGATCCCGACCGCATCCAACTGGGCGTATGTGGTTGCCATGTCGGATGCGCTATAGATGGTCTGCTGAGCAAAACTCTGCAATTCCTTTTTCGTTTTGGCGATACTCCCGGCAGCATGACCGCTCATCTCGGCATTCTTCTGGAAGGTCTTCCATGCCGCAGACGTTCCTTCCAGTTCGCCAGTAAATCCTGACAGATAAGATGTCAAAGAAGAGAACGCCTTCTGACCAACTCCGACCAGGACGCCGAAGCCAAGCCCGCTTTTAAGTTTTCCCGCCAGGCTGTCAGCTGCGCTCCGGGCGGAGCCGAATACTGAACTGAAGTTTTTATCCTGTGCGGACAGTACCGCTGTCACGGAATACGATTCAGCCATTTTTCTTCTTCCTCTTCTCCCTTGTTTCCTTCAGAAGCGCGGAGACCGCTTGCATGACGCTTTTGTGCTTATCCCCGTTGATGATCTTTTTCACGGCCGATTCATAATCAAAGAAATCTTTGAAGTTCTTGTAAACCGGCGTGCCTCTCTTTCCTTTTGTTGCCCTCGCAACAACTGACAGGAAGGCCTGCTCATGTGTGCGGTATTCCTCGTCTATATGCCGGAGGTTTGATGCTTTCATGAGAAGCTCATACTCAGGAATCTCCAGGCGATCGACCTCTTCCATAGACCGCATGCCAAGATATCGAAAAGCGTTCAGCGCTGCATCTCTTCTCAGTTCGTCCCAGCTTTTGCCTCTGCGAGCTGGGCCTGATAGGTCGCCTCCTGAAGCGCCCTGTTCTTCTCGGCCGCTTCCTTGAGGTCGGATGTTTTGCGGCGTGTAAAGTTGGACGTCTCGAAAAAATCCAGCAGGTCTTTGCATTCCTGCTCCAGATCAACGCCGTCGGACTCCAGCCAGGCTTCGATGGTCGCGCGATTCAGCTTGTCGCCGTCTGCATACTTGTTTCCATACAGCAGGCAGTCGATCAGCTTTTCGAAATCACCATCCATCAGGCCCGCGATCGCATAGGTCAATCCTGCAGGCTGCTGATTGCCATCGTCTCCCTTTACAGTCTTCGTCTTATCAATGTCCCGCACAAAGCCAATGCCGAACTTGAAGTTGTAGATTTTTCCATCGATTTCTTTTGAATACATTTTCCCCTCCTGTTATGCAAAATCCCCGGGGCTTCTCTGCCCCGAGGATTCGTTATTGAGTCGTAATGAGTAACAGTGATCCTTCTGCTGTCAAATCTCCTGGACTGTATCCTTGAAGACGTAAGAAGCGATCTGCTGAGTATCTGTGTCAACGGTGCACTCGCCGTCGACGCCAACGCCTTCCGCGGAATAATCCATGGACACAGTGGCGAGATCCTCGGCAGCCGACTCCGTCTCGAAGGAAGTCAGGAAGCCCTGGTAGTACGTCCCCAGGTACTTGTTGGTGCGGGTTCCGGGCCTGTCGAGGTTGACCACCCACGCCTCCACCTTCTTGCGTTTCTTCATGGCGTCCTTCAGGTCGTCGATGCTGGTGGTCCCATCCGGATCGCTGCTGTTGACCGACATGAGGGCCTCTTTGGACAGCTCAACAGATGCAGCGCCGGGTGTGACGATCGCGCCGTCCTTGGTGACGGTAGTGTCGGAATCTGCGGAGATATTCTCGGAATCGGTCGTGCCAAAGGGGACGAGGCCAGCCGGTGCCGCAGACGCCTTTTCCAGGACACGAAGAAGGATGACGATCTTTTTGCCCGGCACTGCGGAATAGGTGACCGCATCAAACATATTCAGTTTCATCATGTTATTTTCCTCCAAAATGTATTTAAGGCTCCTCATCTGGAGCCTATCTGTTTCAAATGGACCTCATACAAGCCGTGGACGTATACAGTACCGCTTCTGGTGCCGGTCTTGCCGGATACGGTATCATTCAGGACCCGCATGCCGGAATCGACCACCATCCACCTGTAGGATGGTGTGCCCTCGGCCTCCATCTCGCGGATAACCTCGCCGATCAGGCCGAGCATCCGGAAGACCTCCTGCTTTTTATAGGGATCATCATGCCAGACGCTTACCGTATGATATACATCCTGCATGATTTCCCGCTTGAGATTGTCATCGGCCCCCCTGAGTTCCTCGATATAGTAGAAGGGATGCGTGACATCAGCAGGCGGAAGGGACGCCTCATACACGCTGTGGGAAGGATCCTTTTCCTCGAGCCGCCTGATGAGCTCCACGCGGTACTCTTCTATTGGTGTTACGGTAGATATTCGGATCACCTCCTCACTTTACAAGCATCTCCATGTCTCTTTTAAAGATCGGCACCTGCCTATCGAAGGCCGGTCTGATCGTCGGCTCTGCTTTCATAAACCGTGTCCCATACTCTACATACTGACTGTATTCCGTCGTGGGTCCGACCTCAGCAGTCATGCCGCCGTCTGTGATAACCGTGTTTACGCTTCCGGCAGTATCGCCGGTTGAATACGGATCACCTTTTTTCTTGTTTTTAGAGGGAACATCGTGAGGGTACGTGTGAATATACGCCTTCTCCATGTTTTCTTTCATCTGCTCGTTCATCTGGTTTCCATTCTTGAGCACAACGGCCTTAACTGCTTCGCGGTTCGCTCCACAGTATTCCAGCTTTGCAACGAGCCGGTCCATTCCTACCAGTTTTACCTCACCCATCTCCATCACCTCCGCTCATGGCAGATAAATACAGAGCGCTGGCGCAGGTGGCGGACGGCATCCACATCAAAGAGTTTTGAGACTCCTGTGTTCCGGTCAATGATCCGAATATGGTCGAAGGGTTCCAGGTGATGCCCGTTGAGCCGAACCGTCACACTTCCTTCCCGGAGCTTGCCGTACACCAGCTGTTGTGTAGATGTCTGCGTGTCGGTCACGTCGGCCATCATGTCGACCTCTGCCGCCTGGCCGTTTGTATATCCGCCATAATCCTGACTGCTCCTATCGGTGATCAGAGCACGCTTCCCTTCGGTAACAAAATAGATCTGTGTATCGCATCTCATTGCAGCCACCTCACAGGAATGTTATAGACCCGCCGGATACTGTCTCGTTTTTACGGTCGAGGTATTTCTGAATGTCTTCTTCGAAAGGAGCAAACAGATCTGTCAGCCAGGAGGCGGACTCACCCTCAACCGTCATGGAGCTCTTGCCCTCGTCCCCGATCTGGTTAAATCGGGCTACGACTACATTTGTCACAATGTAATCAAGGGCGGCGGGGACTGCATCTGTTCCGAGGCGGTTCTTTAACTGGGCCTCTACAAGGTCCACAATGTCATTAATCAGTGCGTCGGAGACCCCGGAGCTGATCCCCAGCATACGCTTAATCCTGTTCAGATCTGTGGCCATAAGTTCAACCTTTCTTCTTGCGGGGTTTCTGAGGCTCCTCTGTGGACTCCAAGGCCTCTTCTGCGGGATTCTCCACAACTTCCTCCGTGGCCTCTTCCGCAGGCTCCTGTACAGTCTCAGGCACTACCTCGATGACCGGCCTGCCCAGCTTGTTGGAAGCAGACAAAAGGAAGGCGATGCGCTCCGGGGTGGGATACAACCCAGTCCTGGGATATTTATCGCCTACGTTGTAGAGGTGATAGTTATTATTCTCGGGATCCTGCAGGTCGTAGAATCCTTCGATTACTCTGTATTTAGCCATATTATTTCTCCTCATGCCGGCGGGGAATGTCCCATGCAGATCCATCCTCCGCCGGCCGATTAATTAATACCTGATGATCAGGCCTCCAGTTACGATCAGGTTCCGGAGATGGTCGCCTTAAAGACGCCGTCGATGAACTCCGGATAGAAGACCACGGAGCAGAACAGCAGGGTGTCGATGGATGCATTGCTGGTGTTGGCCTGGTGGGTCATGCCGACAAGACCGGTGGCGTCAGCAGTCAGGCTGAATGCCTGAGACAGATCGCCGCCGGTAGCGGGGACATAGGCGCCGTTGAGGTTCTCCTGGGCAGTTCCAATGACCTGCCCCTTCGTCAGGGTAGGATTGATGATGGTCAGGCCAAGACCGAGGAAGTTCTCGATATAGGAAAAGCCGAACGCAGTCTGCACGGTGATCTCTGCAGATCCGAGATGATCCGCCACGTCATCAGGAGAGACGAAGTAAACGGGAGTTGCGTCCTTGTCTTCGTAGTAGCCCTGAAGCTTTCCCCATACCTTCGCAAGTGCTTTCTGAAGGTCGGCGGCGGAGCCTGCGTCACCGATGCCTGTGCCGGAGCTGATAGCAGTGAAGAAATTGCTCTTGATATTTTTGCGGACCTGGGAGACCAGCTGTTCATCAGCCTGGTTGATCGCGATCTCGCGGCCGACCTTCTGGATCGCTTCCGCGGTAGTCTGTCTGCGGTGCTTGCCGAGCTTGAGCTCAACGGTCTTGGCCAGCTCTCTCTCGGCTTTTACGAGAGGGATGACCTCGCCCTCGCCGACCTGGGCGGGAATGGTGATCTGCTTCCACTTGTAGATCTTGATCAGGGTACCGGCAGCCATGGGGGTCATGTTGGTGATGCCCAGGATGGTCTGCAGGGTCTGGATATTCTGGGTGATACGGGAGGTAAAGTCGATGGAAATCGCAGGCGCGAAATCTGCCGCCTGGTTCTGGTTGGCCGCCTGGTTCTGGTTGGCCGGATCAGTGGCGGGAGCCGGATCATCGAACATTCTCAGATTCATCATTTTCATCAGGTTCTTGTTTTTATTCATGGATATTCTCCTTTATGCTCTCCCGGGGCATCACTTGAATGCTTCGGGGTGCGCGGCGATCATCTTCTGGCGCTCGATCGGGTTCTTGATCTTCATGATCTCCTCTTTGGTCATGCCCTTGGAACCAGACGAAGAACCGCCCTTGGGGGTCTTGCTCTTCATAGCTTCCTTCACGCGGGCATTGACGGCCTTCTCGAACTCCACAGCGAACGCGTTGACTGCCGCCTGTGTCTTTTCTGCATCAGCGCCGATCAGGCTGTCGATGATCACATC